CCGCGAATCAACAGTGAGCTCACTCTTGGGATCATAAGTGAGTACGGAAGCTCCTCCGACGCACTCACTGGAGGCAAATCCCGGATTTGTCTCGGATCGTATAGGTGACACATTTTCAATCATTGGAAGTTGTGAAAACCCAAAGAAGCGAGCAATACGAGAAGTAGCTCCAGAAACCATTTGAGTAGCTAGCGCATAAGGACCAATTATTGGTACTGAAGTCAACTGACCAGCAGCTTTCGCCACTGCTGCAGCAACACCAGAAATTGGCCCTGTACCGTACTCGTCCTCGGCACTGGAGAAAGCTTTCACTCTATCCATAACCGCTGGCTTCTTTTTCTTCTTACCACCCTGGAGTTGAAAAGTAGGCGCGGTGAGGTGTACGTCTTCGGCCCAAGCATAAACTTGGATCTCGACGCGACTCACTGTACCCACACTCCTCAGTGGGGCAATAGGCTCAAGTGTCAAACTCCCCATGCTACTCAATTTGGCTGTCTTATTAGGCAACCAATTCTCGTGGTACATGAAGGGTAAGCACATAGTTCCACCCATAGAGCTAGAAGGTTCTAACCACAAATGTGGTCGTTGAGAATGTTGCACTGCCGATGGAGGATCCACCTGAATAACAATAGGTGAATCAAGTGAGAAGGCTGGTAATGGATTATAAGACACAAGCATGGAACCATATTGAAATGGTGTGGATGAAACAACAAACTTCACACACAAACGTGCCTGGAGTAGTCCATATGATTGAACCTTCTCACGAATGGCTGGATGCGTGAAAAAGGAATTCCAGGGATTGAACGTCTCTGGAGCTTCCGATATACCAGGCAGCCAGTCAATAGTTCGGATTAGGGTTGGGCGAGACAAAAAATCGCCTAATTCCAATCCTTTTACCATCCCTGATCGGTAGGTGGGATCGAGGTCTGCTCCAATAGAGACCTCATAACCGGCATTACTGTCGTCAAAAGCCAATTGTTGGCTACTAACGGCAGGGTCTGCCAACGCCGCGACATCAGGACGGGGTGGTTCGGGTTGGTATTCTGCTAACTTGGCGATACCCGATTCTTCGCCAATACATTCATTTTCAAAGTTTTTAGCAGGTTGTTTTCTCTTGGCCTGAGGGTAAACCTATGGTCCCAGGTTGCGAAGATTCAGTTTGCACATCGCTTGTAGTGCTCCCCTGAATAGGGGTACCAGTCGAGGCTGGTGCGATAAGTGGTGGGCCCTGCCAATCAATGATAGAATCTAATTCCATTTCATGGTGTAACTGCCCAACACTGTCCTCGTTTGGTTCCGACGAGAGGACAGACGCCGCTGGAAAAAACATTTTACAAAGTTGCTTCCAGGTTTTAAGTGGTTGTTCTTGGTAAAGA